TGCCTTGCTCGCTCACGTTGATTGCGTTTTCCTTGGACTGGAAGCCTTAAGTGAGCTGTTGCATTTCAATGGAAACGGAAGCCATGAAACGTAAAACAAAAATCCTGATTTTGTGCAAAACCTACCCATCCCCGAGTTCTAAATACGCAGAAACATCCTGTGTTGCCGGGATGGATCAGGAGGGAAACCTGATCCGTCTCTACCCTGTACCCTTTCGACTGGTGACAGGCGATCAGCAGTTCGCGAAATGGCAGTGGATCGAGGCGCTGATAGAGAAAAGCCCAGCAGATCGACGGCCTGAAAGCCACAAGATTGGCGTAGATACTATCGTCTTGGGCCGAACCTTGCCTGCTGGGGACTGGAAGGCGCGAAGGGGCATGCTGGATAAGCTGGCGTTCTATGAGAGTTTTGATGCGTTGGAGCGGGCGAGGCTTGAGACCAACGTGACCCTCGGGCTCGTGCGCCCGCATCGAGTCATTTCACTGAACATTCGCAAGGCTTCGGCTGAAGACTGGACGTTGGCCGAGATCGAAAGCCTGGAGAGCATGCAGCGGCAGCCAAGTCTCTTCGACCCGGTCCAAGAACGGGCGAGTATCAAGCGTTTAGAGAAAGTGCCGTTTGATTTTCACTACACCTACGAATGTCTGGTTGATGGTGAATTGAGAACCTACACCCATAAAATCGTTGATTGGGAAGCCAGCGCGCTTTACCGAAATGTCCGCCGCAGTCACGGGGCGGCAGGGTGGGAAGCTCCATTTCGCCGAAAGCTCGAAACTGAGATTCCCGCGCAGGATCTGTTGTTCCTGCTGGGCACTATCCACCGGTTTCCACATCAGTGGCTGATCATCAGTCTGATCTATCCGCCTAAGCGACAGCCTCAAGAAGGTTTGCAGATCCCATTGTTCTGATAGGTAAATGCTTCGGTGTAATTGAGGCATCCAGCACTTGGGCTGCTTCTGCTATCAAGCTGCGATGGCAAAAGCTGGCATCTGCCTCGTAGCAGACCATACAGATACGCTGCTGTGCGGCGTCTGCGACGAGCTCGGTAAGTATGGCTTCCTGGGTTCGAATGTACGCTCGGAAGTCCTTTGAGTAGTTTGCCCAATCCGAATCAATTTTGTAGCGAGCACGTATCGGTTTAGGGCAGCCGAGCGGCGGGCTATGTTGGTATGCGATTCCCGCTGCCTCCAGGCGCTGCGCAAAAGACTTTTTGGAAAAGCCCGGCTTGCGTGATACGGGATACTCCCTTACGTCCAGTACCTTGTCGATCCGGGCCTGTTTCAGGCGCGCAATGAAGGTGTCGATGTTTAGCCCTTCATATCCTGCGGTGAAAATGGTCATGCCTGTTCTCCTGCTGCATCCGTGCGAATTGGGCTGCAAAGCGCAAAAACTATATCACCGGAGATCCGGCTCAAGGCTTGCCATTGACAGACGGAATCCAGCCAAAAAGTTTCAAGCAAACAAAAAAGGCCCACCTTGCGGTGAGCCTTCTTTGATACTGCGTATGGTGCCGGCACCAGGAATCGAACCCGGGACCTACTGATTACAAGTCAGTTGCTTTGACACGCAAAATCAAACGCTTAAGGGGCTTTTTTGTACGTCATTCCCCTATCAGGCCCCGCGATTGACGTGCTCCGCCGCTTTTATGTACGTAACCAGCTAGCAAGGGCGCGGCCTCTGATGATATTGTTTCAGTACCATCACGTGAAGCTAACGGAGTGCTTCGCGTGATGGTACTGAGACAAAGGAATTTATAACGGTCTTGGTAGGTCGCACTCAAATGGTGCGATTTTTTCCCTCTTTTGGACATTCAACGCCTCATGAATGAACGGTTCGATAACCCGCCCCTGGTTGAGCTTGTAGCCGAGCTTCGCTGGAAGGATTTGTCCGTGCCTCCTGGTCTACCCATTGGCTTCCCTGCAGGATTCCCATTTCCTGGGAATCAGCTGGCCTTTGACCAGCAGCTTCCACAAATGACCAGAGCCATGACCGGGCTCGGATTCGGGCAATCGGAACGTTTGATGCCCGCGGGATTTCCTGTCCCCGCAGAAGCTCCAATCGTGCGATATCGCTATTCAGGAAGTCCAGATGGTAGCTCTGGGCAGCTACCGTCTACTCTCTTTCAAATTGGCCAAGGCATCTTCACCGCCAACGCCGTGAAACCTTACAAATCTTGGGATGACTTTAGGCCGGTCGTCGAACAGGGTGTTCGGATCTTGTTGGAAACTCAGCAGTCCAACATTGAAGGGTACTCGCTGACTTTGCGATATATCGATGCTTTTCGAGAAGATCTCATTGGCGACTTGTCCCACCTGGAGTTTTTGAAGCAGGTCCTGGGATTTGGGATTGAAATTCCCCCTGTGCTGATGAAGCACGCTCACGGGGGTGCCATAGAGTTACCTGTGGCTCAACTTTCCATTCCGCTCGGATTTGGCTCGCTCCAACTGCAGATGACAGAAGGCGAGATTGATGGTGGTCACGCCTACATTCTTGAGAATGTGGTGCAGATTGAGGGCCTTGTTGAGCCTAGCGCGGAAGCTATCATGGAGAGTTTTTCGAAAGCCCGGGATGTGATTCATGATGTATTTGTGAATCTTTCCAAGCCAATTCGAGACAAGATGTTGCCTATGGAGGTTAAAAGATGAACGCATACAGAATGAACGTTGTTGCTGGTCGTTTTATGGCCGGCACCGCAGTATTCGGTAGCACATCTACATCCATGATAGTGGTTCCCGAGAAAGGAGTATTACAGCGCGGATACGACGCGTTGAATCACCTATGGACGTTGATGAAGGCTGGATGGGTTAATCCTGGAGTAGCGACGAGCCAGCCCACCTCGGCCTCGTTGATCGAATTCGCCTATGCAGAGCGTATGCGGACAATCATGGCCCACCCTAGCCTCGCGGACGTTTTCACTATGGAGGTGGCAGCTCGAGCGGCTTACCTAGTGATGGCATCCCAGAAGCTGAATGACCGAACCTCCTCCAGATTGGCAAGGTTGGCCAAATCGGTTGATAACTGGGACGGTGAAGGTGCCAAGGCGATGGATCTTTCATCGCTTGCTAATTTCGTGGGTTTTCTTGAGAAGAGTAAATCTGCACCAACGGATATGAACCTTTTCCTAGGTTTTTATGGAGAAATTGTGACTTCGTGGGAGCTTGGGGACGGGTCCACGTTGGATATGTCTTTCAATGATCGACATATTGAGTTGGCCACAGATGAACATGATGAAGTATTCGCCATCGGCGATGCTCGGCTCTATAGTCTGATTGCTGAGCTATAGAATTCATGACTTCGAACTCTCCCCCGGATGAAAAATATCCGGCTAGGCAGGTGTTGCTCGAGAATAGCGAAACGGTCCTCCGTGCAGTGGTAGAGGAGGAGTGGGTTCCAGGGATCAACCGAGGCTCCCCCAGCATTTTTCGGAGGCCCCACACTTCTGTAACTCGTATCGATAACGTTGGGCTGGTCGAAGGTATATCCATCGTTAAAAGAGATGTGGAAAAGCCGGGGCGGCCGGAGCGCGATCTAAGAGGTGTAGGGCAGATTTCCGTTGAGCTGATCAAGGAGGTTGGCGCAAGTCCTGTACCAGTGCGAAAGCCCGGGCCTTGCATACATATGCTGGTTTGGGAGGAGAAGGTTAAAGCCAAAGATGGTAGGCCTGAAAATCCTCATCACGCTGAAATCGTAGCTTATGACGATGAACAACATACGCTCGAGCGGCGCAACATCTCGCTAGGTTATAGCCGTATGCTTTCGAAAGCGCTCCATATCTATTCAGTGGATCCTACGGGCTCTATATCAGGTGAATCACCTCCTTTGGAATGGTCGAAGGCTGACGATGACGCTGGCTAGCTTGCTGATGGATCGACGATCGGAACGCTAAGGTCGTAAACATCCATCATCGACTCATCCTTATGTCCCGACGCCTGCTGCTTATCTGCCCTGGTACCCGAAGTGTCGGTAATTCCCTTCCGCTTGAAGTCGTGCATACCGAAGCGCTGTTCCTCAGTCAGCACGCCTTTCTCGATCGCTTGGGTGATCAGCCGCTGGAATGCGGTATCAAGCCCGGACTTGGAGAGCTGGCCACCACTGGCAGAGATGATTAGAAATCGCTGCTCTGCTCGAAACGGTACGGGCTTACTCAACCTCTGCCAGGTCTCCTTCCTCACTGCTTTCGCAGCTTCCCACGCAGCGCGCAAGCGTGGTGTCCAGCGCACGATATTGTCCCGGCTACCCTTACGCCGATTGGTCAATACGCCTTCTTCCAGCTCGTTCTCGTCGGTCAGCGTGATGGTTTCAATCCCACGCAGGCGGCACAAGTAACCGATCTCCATCACATACCATAGGTATGGCGAGCACGCGCCTTTCTCGCCGCGTTTGAGTTGGCCCTGCTGGTGGGCGAACTTGATGAGGTTCACCATGACTGTCGAGTCCGGCAGGCGCCGCTGCTTGCGCTCCTTCGGCGCCTCGATACCTTTGGCGGGGTTGTCGGTCACGAAGCCTCGGTTGCGTCCCCACTGCATTAGCCGGCGCAGATACCGCAGTGCATGGGCTGCTTTCGAGGGGGTCCCCTGTTCGGCGATCTTGTCGATGATCCGCTGGATCATAGCGGGCGTGAATTTTCTGACTGCCAGTTCGCCCAGGGGCTTGCCCAACTTGGTAGGGAAGGACAGCAGCACGTCGCGCGAATAGCAGTAGTCTTCGTGAGTCTTCGGGCTCAGCTCTTTGTACTGCTGGCTCTTGTGAAATTCGTCACACAGATACTGCAGGCTGTCCCGGTCGACGCCTTGGCGCTCTTCAATCAGTCGATGCAATTCCGACAGCGTGACGTTTGCCGCGCACAGGTTCGTCCGCTGCCTTCTGCCGGCCTCATTGAAGTACAGCGTGTACCAGCACCCGGAGCCCCGGTGATCGAAGTAGACATCGCGCGGCAGCGCGGTCTGGTCGATGTGCCGGGGGATGTTCGGGTTGTGCTGGCGCTTCCGTCCTCGTTTCATACAACGTCCGCGTCGTATTTTTCTTGATCAATCGGCTTTAAGCCGCCGGCTTGGTTGACCAGGTCAACGGTCGTCCAAGGTCCCTTGCGGCCGAGGAAGATCCTGATCCCTTCCCCCCGCAAGGCCCTCTCCACGTCAGCGCGCCGGGTATAGCCGGTAATCCGCTGCAGCTCCTCGAACTCAATAACTCTAGCCGCACTCATCGCTCGCTACCCCTTCCTGACGCGTCAGGATTAAATGTTCATGTTTCGATGACGCGTCACGTCAGTGTTTTGTGATCTGCCGCCCGGTAGGTGGCTGGGTCGCATCATCCGAAAACATTGCTTCATGCAAACCAAGGGAGGCCGGTTCCGGTAGCGCGCCGCCTGCGATGGTCCCGTCAGCCAAGCGCGTGTAGAACGCGGGTTCATGTGCCGATTGGGGCGCTACCGGTAGGCCGTCCATGAGTCCTGGGTTTTCCTTCAGCTCGCGTCTAAAGCCGGCCCAAAAAACAGCGAAGAGTGGCCCTCGTTTGAACTCGTCGACCTTGCGGCCTGAGTGGGAGCAAGCGCTGTCCTCAAGCCCGGCGATGAATGCAATGGTGGTGATGGCTCCGCGGCGAACGGTGAACTCCTGGCACGCCGCAGCGCGATGGACTGGGTTGACGCCCAGGAGGTCGCAGATCGCATCGAATGACGCGGCCGCCGTCAGCTGGCGATCAAGCTTGCGAACCGCGAAGCAGATATGTTCTGCCAGGCGGCTCTGGCCCTCTCGCAGTTGCTGCGCCTGCTTGGCCAGCGCCGCGGTCTGATCCGGATCACTGGCACTACGCAAGGCCCGGGCAAACCAACGGTCGTAGTGCTCCCGTGCGGCTGTCGAATCCCGAGCCATCCAGCGGGCAATGATGAATTGGCTGCGGAGGCTGAAGCGTTCAACATCCCGGGCCAGGTCGTACAGCCGGGCGGCGCCGGCCTTGCTTAAACGCATGACGCGGCCCCCGGGTAGGAAGATGCATCGACGCACGCAGAGCGCTGCTCAGCCACCGCACGAAGCTGCAGGTGTATGCCGCAGGCACCCGCCAGGTCGGTGAGTTCGGCAACGGTGGTGTGGTCCTGCTGAAGTGCGTAGCCGAACCGAACCAGGCGCTGGCCGAGATCGGCCAACTCACGCGAGGCACTCGAGGTCTCAGGAAGGTTATTCATCGGTCGAAACCTCAGCTTGCAGTTCGCCTGCCACGCGAGGGTGAGCATGGGGATTCTCCGCCTGGGACTGGATGCGGTCGTAAATCTCCTGCCGGTGGATCTGCACATGAGCTGGGGCTGCGATGCCGATCTTCACTTGGCCGCCTTGCACTTCGGTCACAGTCACCTTGATGTCGTCATTGATTCGGATCGTTTCGCCTACCCGCCGGGTGAGGATGAGCATATGAACTCCTTGGCTTTTTTTCAGGCCGAGCGAACCCCGGCCGTGATTTCTGGCATTCACAAAAATTGAAAGGGAAGTGGCTACATCACCGGACTGCGCCCGCGCACAGGCGCACGCCGCTGGTTACGCCACAAATACGCCATCGCAACTGTTCTCGTCGGAATTTTGATGCTGGGGAGCGGGAGGCTGGGCTACGTAATAGCCAATCAGGCCCATCCGCAACGATTTTAAAATAAGCGCACGAATGGTCCCGGCGCCAAGCTTCAAGCGAGCGCTATCAAGCCTTTTTTTCAGCGTCTCTGGGCTGATACGCATTGCTCGCGCTGCCTCCTTAATTGTCAGATCATTCGCACAATGGAGCACCCCTTCGAGCTCTCGGGGAGCCAAGTAGCTTCCAGTTTTTCCTGTCCAGCTCCCGATGACCATGTCCATGTCCTGCTCCATTAGCGGTTAAATTTAATGATCAAAAATTATCAGCGGTTATAAAATTATGCAAGTACCGCGGGTGATTTTTTTTGACGCAGAAAAAAACCCGCGCCAGGCGGGTTTGTTTGTCGAGTCGTATGAGTGCAGAGGCGAAGGGCCTATAGGCGCAGGGATGCGCGCACCGCTACTCCGACAATGAGGCAATTGCTATCGATAGGGATCATCGGATAGGACGGGTTGAGGGGCTTCAAGAAGCGCTTCCCTGCATCCTCGACCAGCTTTTTGAAGGTGGCTTCGTTCCCATCGATCAGTTTGGCAACGACGAGCTTTCCTGGTGCAACGTCCGCTTCCGTATCGATTAGGATTAAGGTCCCCTCAGAAATGCTGGGGCCTGTCGGTGCGGTCATTGAATCGCCTTTGACCTGCAGCCAAAAAGCTACTCCCTTTGCTTTGTAGTCGGATGTTTCGTATTCGTCTACAGCCCCTGGCGCAAAAGGCTCTATCGCCTCTGCCCATGCGCCCGCAGCTACCCAGCTGATCACCGGATATCTATAGGACAGGACAGGTTGAGATCTAAGCGCCACATTGCTGGGTTCGGGGTTCGCTAAATCTGCGGATGCTACATGCGTCAGGTCGGTGGCGTACTCATCGGCGCCGGTGAGGCCTTCCAATTCTCCAGCCAGCCGCGGACTGAAATCACTCAGTGGAACTTTCAACACTTTCGCAAATTTCAGTGCGATGGGCAGATTGAGCGCATTCACGCCATTCATGTACATGGAAATCGCAGACTGGGACACGCCAAGTTCCTCTGCGAGGTCCCCCTGGCTCAAGCCATGACTGCTTTTGCTGAAGCGATAGATAGCCTTGAGCGCATTGCACTCTCGCAACTCTTCGGGTGTTAAGGCGCGTTTTTTCATACCGCATTCTATGACCGTAGATTATGAGTTGCAAAAACCGCAGGTCTTTACTTATTAAGCACCGCAGGTTATGTTTTCGGGCGTGATCATTATCAGGTGCCATTCATGGAGCCCGTCCGTTTTTCCGATTTTGTTGACGCCCAAGGTCAGGAACAGGCTGCGAGATCTCTCGGAGTGAGCCAAGCGGCTATCAGTAAAGCCCTGAGCTCAGGTCGGCTGATCTTCGTTATCCCCTCCGCCGGCGGCGTTTGCACCGCGATCGAGCTTAAGGAGTTTCCTGCTACCACCCCCCGGCCGGAAGGTCTCGGACGTTGTGGGGCGATTATGGAGAAGGTGGTGGCTATTGGGGAGCACCTTCACAGGTCTGGTCATCTATCCAGTAGCTCAAAGGCTACCCATGGCACCTGCTAGTTCATCACATCGCCAGATGACCGCCGGCCTTCGAATTCATTTTTCGTCTGGCTAGCTTTTCTCTGAGCAACAAAAAGCCCGCTTGATGGGCGGGCTTCTCAACCAGTCCCCTGGCAGGGACTTTCTTGAATCGTCTGACGAGGACGAAACTATGTCACATCCAAAAAATAGCACCCCCCCTCATCCAGTGCAACACCCTGCACTGACTCCGCTCATCTTCGGCGGCGCAAATCATCATCTGCTCGCCATTCGAGAGGGGCAGGAGTTGGTCGCCGGGCTGGAACTCGCGACGGACCTGGCAGAGGGCATCCATCACCTTTGCGGCCGGCTGCAGCTTGGTCTTGATGATGGTGAAGACGCCGCACCCGGTGAGCTGGCCGCAATCGGTTTCCTTGGCAGGGTAGTTTCCGCCCTCACGCGCTCAGCCCGACTTTCCATCGCTGACCAGCACCGCGAGGGTGGCTTGTGATGAACAGTCATACAGCTCTCGCTAAGCGCGTAGAGGACTCCCTAGACACCATCCGCATCTTGGCTCAGGTCCTGATCTGCAATGGCGGTTATAAAGGTAACGCGGATGACGGGACCCCGGCGCAGATCGATGCCAGTGGGGAGGAAGGGATTCACCAGGCTATCCGCTTAATCGCCGCGGCTTCGCACGAAACCTTCTGCCGGCTGGCTACTGAATTGGGGATTCCCGAATGATGACCGCCAGATCCCCTGTTGTTTTTAACGAATTGCTGTCCTCAGATCGTGATGCGATCGAAGGCGAGGTGCTCCGCGACGTGACTGTCAGCCCGGAACAGATGGCAAGGATGAACCATGCGCGCGCAGTGTTCCGCGAGCTGCACTCGATCCTGATGTTCCAGATCATTCCGTCGCTCGATGGCGGCTGGAACAATCCGCTCGCTACCGAGATCGAGCGCCGCCTCGAAGATATCACCTTCGACAGCAGAAACTTTCTTTGGAAAAATCGCCATGCCGGCGCGGCACATGATGCGGTTCACGTCGGGGGTGAGGAGTGAAGACAATCACCGTCAACACCACGCAGCTCCCGGTAGTGGAGTATCAGGGCCGTCGAATCGTGACTATGGCGATGGTCGACCAGGTGCACCAGCGCCCCGATGGCACCGCGCGGCGTACCTTCAACGAGCACCGCGATAAATTCCGGGCCGGCGAGGATTTCATTGAGCTGGACCAGCCGGACGAAATCCGTACGCTTGGTTTTGCCCGGCCCCAGGGTGGCACACCCGGCAAGGTTCTGCTGTTCACCGAGATTGGTTACCTGATGCTGGTGAAGCCATTCTCTGATGCGCTGGCGTGGGAGGTGCAGCGCAAGCTGGTTACCGAATACTTCCGGGCGTCGCCGGCGGCTTCGCAGATTGCCATCCCGGCGAACTATGTCGAAGCGCTCGAGGCGCACCTTGCGGCGGTTAAAGAAAACGAACGGCTGGCGCTTGAAAACGCCGCTCTTGGCCAACTGCCGGCTCCCGCGACACGACCCGATCCGGTATTCAACGGTGGGCTCACGCCGACGCAATACGCACGGACCCTCAACGGGGTGAACAGCCAGAAGATCAACTGGTACCTCAGCAAAAAGCGCTGGATCTACGACGCCGAGAAAGACCCCCGCAAGGCTCATAGCTGGCGCGTCTACAGCGAGGCGCGCGACAAGCTGCTGGCCGAAGATGCCTTGAGCATCACCCGGCACGGGAAATCGCCCTTGGTCCGCTACAAGCTTGTGCTGATGCCGAAAGGCGAGAAGCGCCTGTGGGATATGTACCTGGCCAAGGAACTGCCAATGAAAGATGGCTGGGACGGCGAGTTCCGGTGCACACCACACCTGGCTGAGGAAAGCGTATGACTGCGGTACCTGCAACACCACCTGAGCCACTGGTGCCCGCTGAGGTGGATCTGGTGGGTATGGCCTTCATGCCCCTCGATGTTGCCCGTGTGCTCGACAGCGATCTGTTCGCGCTCTCGACCGGTGAGGAGTTCAAGGCGGCTGTCGCCCTTTGGTGCAAGTCATGGACTCAGGTTCCAGCAGGCTCGCTGCCAAACAATGATCGTGTGTTGGCCCACCTGTCTGGTACTCACTCTCGCTGGGCAAAGCTCAAAGCCCAGGCGCTGCATGGTTGGCTGCTGTGCGCAGACGGCCGCCTGTATCACCCGGTCATCGCTGAGAAGGCCCTGGTGGCGTGGGCGGAGCGTCAGACCTACCTCGAACGCCAGGCCGCAGACACTGAGCGCAAGCAGGCTCACCGCGAGCAGACAAAGGGTATGCGGGCGCAGCTCCAGTCGTTGGGCGTCACAGTGCCTTGGAACGAAACTGTTGCCGTCATGCGACGTTTGATTGATGAACTGACACAAGCCGGTCACGCTGACCATGGCAGTGACAGTGACGCACCTGTCACGCGGACAGGTGCGTCAGCTGCGACAGACCTGTCACCGGCTATAAAGAGAGAGGTAAAGGTAAAGGTAAAAGATTTAAATCAAGAGCATGTCCCCCATCGCGATGCGCCGGATGACGCATCGGGGGAGAAAGGGGCACCGCCTGGCGAACAGGGCGAAGGGCAATCGCACACCACCCCCAATCCTGTCCAACCCGCTTCCGGGAGTGGTCAGGCGCGCAACCGGCAGGCCAGACCCGATCTGCTGGCCGGGTTCGATGAGTTCTACGGGGTTTACCCCCGGCGGCAGAAGCGGGCTGAGGCTGAGCAGGCGTGGCGAAAGCTCAACCCATCCCCGGCCCTCCGCCGGACCATCATCGAGGCCTTGGCGAAGCATCGGCTGCAGGACTCATGGACCCGAGAAGGTGGCCAGTTTGTGCCGCTGCCAGCCTCCTGGCTCAATGCTCGCCGGTGGGAGGATGAGCTTGAGGTGGAGACCGGGGTTGAGGCATGCCCGGCCCAAGCAATCGTGAGGATCTATCACGAACTCTGCAGCGCTTTCGATCCCGTAACCGTGGTCGACGATACCCTGCAAGGCTTGCTCAACGAGCGGTGGAACGAGCACCCGATGCAGCGCGATCTGGAGTTTTGGAAAGACTTTTTCGAGACGGCAAAGCGTGTGCAGCAGGTGTACTACCGCGGCCAACACCGCAAGCCGTACCTCGAAGCGCTGGTGTGCCGCCAGAACTTCCGCGACATCGTGGAGGGCCGCACCCATGCTTGATTCTGATCTGACCAACTACCGGGCTGACTTTGACGAGACCAGCCCCGGCCCATCGCCATACAGCCTGGAAGCCGAACATGGGCTGCTCGGCGCGATGCTGCAGCGGCCGGAGCTCATCGATACCCTCAGTGACGATCTGACGCCGGCGGCGTTCTACTTCACCGAAAACGCCGAGGTCTACCGCGGGATTCTTGCGGTGCGGGCGGCAGGCCAGTCGGTGGATTTCCTGACCGTAGGCGAACATATCGGCAACCTGCCGAACGGTGATCGAGCCCTGGGTTATTGCGCCCATATCGTTCACAACACTCCCAGCGTCGCAAGCGCGCAGACCTATGCGGGCATCGTGCGGGAGAGGGCGCTGGAGCGACAGCTGCATGCCTTCGGCGCCCAGGTCGTGGATATCGCCCATGGTGACCAAGATACCTTGGCCAAGGTGGCATCGATCCAAGCCGCTGCGCTGGCAATCGACAGCGGCGCCGGGTCTGGTGACGTGGTCAAGGCTGCTGATGTGGTGGCCCGCCAGGTGGAGGTATGGCAAGAGCGGCACGATCGGCACACCCGCGGCGAAACCTTGATCGGATTATCCACAGGCCTGACGGATCTCGACGCGAAACTAGGCGGCCTGCAGCCCGAGCAGTTGATCATCGTGGCCGGCCGGCCGGCCATGGGCAAGACCACTCTGGCAATGGGGATGGCCTTGAGCGTGGCGTGCCACCAGAATCGCGCGGCTTTGATCATCAGCCTGGAGATGAGCGACGGCCAATTGGTCGACCGCGCGATGGCGTCTGAGGGGCGTATACCGCTACCGCTAATCAAAAATGGCACCGCCTGCGAGTCCCACGGGCAGCAGATGGCCGTGGCCGCTGACCGCATCCACAAGGCCAACCTTTTCTTCACCGACCGCCCCGGCGCAACCATGAGCCGAATTCGCTCTATCGCGCGCCGGCACAAACTTCGGCATGACCTCGACTTCCTGATGATCGATTATCTGCAGCTTGTTGACGGGGAAGCCGGCAACAACCGCGTCGACCAAGTGAGTGGCATGAGCCGCGGTGCGAAGTTGCTGGCACGCGAGTTGAAAATCCCCGTGGTGCTGCTCAGCCAGCTTTCCCGCAAGTGCGAGGAGCGACCCAACAAACGCCCCATCCCCAGCGATCTGCGTGAGTCCGGGGCCATCGAGCAGGACGCTGACGTGATCCTGTTCGTGTACCGCGATGAGGTTTACAACGAGCACACGGAGTCCAAGGGCATTGCCGAAATCATCATAGGCAAGGGGCGCGACGTTGAAACGGGTACGGTGAGGGCGTCGTTCCTCGGCCAGTACAATCGTTTCGAGGATCTGGCCCAGCGATGGGAGGCCCCGGCACCGGAACGGCCCCGGAGCCTTGCTCAGCGCTACAAGGGGGCAGGCCAATGAATGAGTCCGCCAAGACCCTCTATGTCTCACTGAGCGATGCAGAGATTCGCCGCCAGGCGGCCGGCCAGGCCCGGACACTGCGCGACAAGCGTTACCCTCAACTCCGTTTCCGCTTTTCTACCGTCGACCGCGGCGCCGGCGCATGGCATGTCGTGGTGCGCGACCGCTGGAGCAAGGCCGGGGACTATCCGGGGATCAATTGCAAGGCGATGGTCGCTGCGCTGCCGGAGATCCTGTTGCGCCTCGGGATGGACACCCAGGCTAAGGCCACCACCACCCCCTGGGTCCAAACCGGCGAGCTGCTGGCGTGGTATCAGGATCGGATGCTGCGCGACCGTGGGCTGTCCGCCAAGCGCAAAGCCGGCGCTAAGTCGGCGTTGAATTGCCACTTGGCACCGCGGCTGGGCGATCTGCCTTTGGTGGACCTGGGCAAGGCTTCTCTGGATAGCCTGTTGATGTGGCCGCTGCAGGAGCGCTACCAACTGTCCTACGTGCGACTGGTGTACAACGTGCTGGCCAAGGCCCTGCGGCAGGCGTATCGGCTGGGCCTGCTGCACTCCAATCCCATGACGGGTTTGAAGTTCACCGACTTCGTATCCACGCGCATCCGCCCTAAAGCCGCGCGCCTGCGTAGCGACGATGTGCCGGCACTGTTGGCCAGGCTGGCGGCCGGGTTCGAGGAGCGCACCGCGGATACCCTGCTGGCGCTCATGATGCTCTGCCACGGTACTCGGCTGGGCGAGACACGCACCGCGCTTTGGCGTCATATCAACCTGGCAACCGGTGTGTGGTTCATCCCGGCAGCGGACACCAAAACGAAGGTCGAGCATACCCTGCCGCTAACGGCCCAGGCCTGCGCCCTATTGGAGCAGTACCGGGCCCGGCAACTGGCCCGCGGGTACTCGGGCGGGTATCTCTTCCCTGGGATCAAGCGGGGCGCCATGACGGCCACAACCGCGACCGCCGTGTTCCGTTCCCACAGTGACGGCCAATGGTCCAGCCACGATCTGCGCAAGGTCGCGCGCACCTGCTGGATGGATTTGGGGATCGATTACCTGGTCGGCGAGATGCTGGTTAACCATGCGCTGAAGAATATGGACGCCACCTATATCCACACCCACGCCGAAACCCAAAAGCGCCAAGCGCTTGAGAGGTGGCACCAGCGTCTAGATGAGCAGGGTCTGAGTGTATTTCTCACCGGGACATATCCCGGACACAAAATTTCCTCGAAATCCCCGAAGGGCTTGAAAGACGTGGGCTGTAGCGTGAATCAGATTCCACCACAGAGGAGTATGGAAATACCCTTGGGAGGTGGGCAATGACTACCCGCAGCCATGTGGGCAAACCACTTGCCGGTACGGAATACCTGCTGGAGCAGTGGGCAGTCTGGCGCCGGGTTGACCGTGGAATGCCCGGCGCACTGGCCACCGGCCCTTCAGCTGCGCAGCCGGCATTCTTCATTACCGACGATGTAGCGCTGGCTGTTGACGGAGCTGTGGCCAGGCTGACGGCCAGGGAGCGGCAGCTTGGGGTTTTCGTGCTGGCTTACTACGGCGATGGGCGGCCTGCTTTGAAGATCGGCAGGGAGCATGGGATAAGTGAGGCGAAGGCCAGGCAGCTGATAACAGCAGGTGTAGCGTGGATCGATTGCGTGCTGGATCACTGCGCCGGGCTCGTTGACTTCCGCGCGGATCGACCCTAGTATCCAGTCCATAGTGCGGCTTTTGCGTAACGGCGAAACCCACAATAGAAACCCGGCCCTCGCGCCGGGTTTTTTGCTTTCTGCGCTCCTGCATTCGGAAAGCCACCCCTCCGAAGTCGTGATTCGGGCATCGATCAGCCGCACCAAAGCGATGCGCAGAAGGCAGCGAGGGGAGTTGGCGTGCCACAAAGGGTCCTTTGGGCCCACCCCCTGGGGTGAGGGTAATTCGAGCCCCGATCTTTCGCTATTTATGACTTTTTTGCCGGGCAGGCCGTTTCCGGTTCCGGATTCGCCCGTTGCTAGGCCAAGAGGCCCGAAATTTGGGCCTGGCAGGCACCTGAAACGCGGACGGAAACCGGAAACGGCTAGTCCGTTGGTGAGGCGAGTCGGTATACGAGCAGCAATCTCGTACGGAAGTGAGAAAACAACACTTCGGTAACGATCATCAACCACGCCCGCCTTTGCGGGTTTTTTTTGGAAAATTTATGTCCTCACTTTCGCACTCCACCGTAATAACCGTCGCTGGACGGGAAGTCATCGTGCGCGAACTCACGGTTAAAGCCGCGCGTGCGCTCATCCAATCCGACCAGGATACCGACGTCATCGGCAGCGCTCTGCTGGAGGATGTCCGTCTGCTTGACCTGCCTCTTTTCACCAACCTGACGCTGCAGGAAATCGATGAAATGTACCCCAGCGATCTGCGGACGGTAGTGGAGGCGTGCAAGTCGATAAACCCTGATTTTTTCGGGATGGTGGCTCGGTTCATCAGACCCGGCGCCAATCCCTCCGCATCCTCGAAGACTGCGTCTGCCAACTGATCACCCTGGGCCACAGGGACGTTTGGGACTACCCGTGGCCATTCTTCCTCAGAGCACTTAAGGGATAATCCCCATGCGTGACATTGAACTACGTCTGACGGCTGACCTGGACAGTGCGACCAAGGAAGTTGCCGGGTTCCGCAAGGAGTACGGCGAACTGGTGAAGGTGGTTGAGAAGCCGCTGCGCCAGGTGAATGCCTTCCGCGACCTGGAGGCCAATGTTGAGAAGACGGGCCAGGCAATGCGTGAGGCGCGCGACCGGGTTCGCGACCTTTCCGCTGAGCTGACCCGCTCGGAAAACCCCACTCGACAGTTGCAGGAGTCCTACAAGGCTTCGGTGCGTGAGCTGCAGCGGCTTGAGCGTGTCGAAGCCTCTCAAGTGAACCAGCTCGCGCAGATGAGCACCGGGCTCAAGGCCGCGGGCCTGGACACACGGAACCTTGCCGCCGAGCAGGCGCGCCTCAGCAAGGAATACAACAAGGCGCTCGCCGCCGGCAGGGCAAACACTTCGCTCAATAGCGCCAAAAGCAACCTGGGCGTAACCGCCGTGCGTGACTCGCAGATCGAACTGGCGAAGCTGCGTGAGCAATACGCCCTGGTGAAGAGCTCCGGGGAACTGTCCGCGCGTGACTTGGGAATCGCGCAGGACAACTACCGCCGCAAGGTCAGCGAGACCTTGGCGCGGCTCCGTGAAATGCGGGCGGTTAGCCAAGCGCCGTCGGGCAGCCAGGCCAGCGGCCTGAACCTTTCACGCCAGAACCTGGGACTAGATCAGCTCAAGCAGCTCCGATCGCAGTTGGCATCGCTCAGCGTGGATTACACACGCCTGACCCGGTCGGGCGTGCTGTCCGCCCAGGAGCGGGCCGTAGCGGAGGTTCAATACCGCCGCCAGCTCGCCGAAACCAAGCGCGCCTTGGCTGAATTGAGCTCTGCCGCACCGCACGGCGGGGTTGGTGGCGTAGGGGCGGCACTAGGCACCCTAGGCGCGGCCGCTGCAGCCACGTCAGCGTTTTCAGCCTATGCGCGGGCCTCCGACTCGGTAAAGAAGATGGATGCCCAGCTCAGGCTCGCCACCAAGAGCCAGGACGAGTTCAATTACGCGCAGACTGCGACCCGGGAAATCGCTTTTCGGTCGCAGGCACCACTTGCAGACGTTGTATCGCTCTATGCTCGCTTATCCCCAGCTATGGTGGCGATGGGCCGAGGCCAGGGCGATGCGGTGAAGGTTATCGACGCGGTCACCCAGTCGCTGCGTATCAGCGGTGCAACGGCATCCGAGACCAGCAGCACGATCACCCAGTTCTCCCAGGCACTCGGTTCAGGCGTGCTGCGGGGGGAGGAATTCAACTCCCTGGCTGAGAACTCACCGCGCCTGCTCCGGGCGCTGGCCGAGGGGCTGGCGGTACCCACCGGTGCGCTGCGGCAGATGGCGTCCGATGGCAAGCTGACTGCGGAAACGATCACCAATGTTCTGGTCAAAGCGCTTCCCCAACTGCAGCAGGAAGCGTCAGTGCTGCCAGAGACTGTTGGTGGCCAGTTCACTGTGATGACGGACAAGATCAACCTGGCCCTGGGTTCGGTTAATACCCAACCGCTTATTGACCAGATGAAAGAGCTAGGCAAGACCGCATCTGATCCAGCAGTGGCGGGTGCTCTTAATGATTTCGGCGCGGCGCTGTTTAAGGTCGCGTCCTGGGGAGCTAAAGGCGTTCAGGGCTTCGTGAATACAGCCAAAAACATCGGATACGTTGTTGCTGATGTTACCGGGCAAGTAAGCAAGTTAGATCAGGCTGAGCACCAGATTAAGACCCTTCAAACGATACTCGAAAAGGGTTTCTCGTTTGAGACGCTAAACAACATGCTTGATGGGGATTCCATCTCCTACCAGTTCTTTTCGACTGAAGAGCTGAAGGCGAAGTTGGCGGAGTTCCAGAAAGTCAGGGCGGAAATTCTCGCCGAAATGAATGGCAGCACTACCGAACAGGTTGCCATCCAGGAGAAGGGGCAGAAGGAACTTGCCGCTATCAACGATCAGAAGCTGGCTGATGGCCGGGCTTATGCAGCCAATCTCAAAACGCTACAAGATGATGTCGTAGCTAAAGGCAAGGCTGCTGTAGACGCCCAGGTCGCCGTGGAGAAGGCCGCCGTCAGTAAATTGCAACAAGCCAAGGATGCTCAGCTAGCTACTCAGAAAAAATATTCAGAAGCGCTGGCTGACCTCAATTCCCCAACCGGCGATGGTTCGTATGCATCTGCCCAGGCCTTGAAGGCTGGGGCTCGCCAGGCGCTCCAGCGCGGAGACACTGAGGCTGCGAAAAAGCAGGCCAATGATGCGCTCGACGTTCTAAAAAAATTGGCGGATGCCGGCGCCAATACCTATGGGTTTGAGGGGTTCATCAAGGAGCTGCAAAGCATCGAAGCTGCAGCTGACAAGATCAACGTGGACAGCGCAAAAAACAGCGCTGATGCTGCGTTGGCCAAGCTGAAGGAACTCAAGGTGGAGGTGGATGCCATCAAGAATTTCCAGATCACACCCACCTTGTCCGAGCAGGGAACCGCGACATTTCTAGGCCAGGTGCAGGCGCTCGGGAAAAAGATTGGTCAGCAATTCAATGTGCCCTTGAAGGCCGGGCAGGACGCCGCCAGCGCGGTCGCCAGCAATGGCCCACCGGCAGCCGCTGTACAGACGATGCCTGCTGCAGCCAGCCCTCAAGCCGCAACAACGCAGTCAGCCGGGACGCAGACGCAACGGAAGGCGCTGACGTACAAGCCCGGGGTCAACAGCTATTCCCAGGATGACCTGACAGTCCAAGTGGAGCCGAAGCTAGATGACGCGGCGGCCACTAAACTCGCGGGCGACCTTGCGGCGAAAGGTCCTGTGACGGTGCAGGTTGAGCCAGTCGTTCCCGAGCAGGCGCTGGGTAACGTTAATGTGCCGGTTAAGACGCAGATCGATGAGGCTTCCGTGTCGACAGCCCGGACGGCACTGGATGCCATTGTGGAGGACTTCAAAAGGCGTCTGGTGGTGCCCGTGAGTGTCGTGGCAGCACCGGCCTCTGCCGCAGCAAGCAACGACCCTACGACCGGGCTGCCGGGTTATGCCCGCGGCGATATGGTCCGCGGCCCTGGCACCGGGACCAGTGATAGCATTTTGGCCAGGCTATCGAACGGCGAATTCGTGGTTAAGGCGGACGCAGTAAGGCACTACGGGCCGGAGTTTTTACGGCAGCTCAACCAGCGAAGGGTTGCGGCATTTGCAGAAGGCGGCCAGGTGGGGCCGCGTTTCGTACCTGATGTACCCGGGCCTAGCGCGGCAATGCTTAACCGGCTTAACCCTCCGCCGCCCCAATCTCTCGGCAGCGTTTCGCTTTCAGCGGGTGGAGAGACCTATCACCTGCAGGCGCCCCAGCAGGATTTCCAACGGATGTTGCGTAATCATCGGCTTAAGTATGGGAAGTCGTAGTGTCCCAATACCGCCGGCTGAGGGTGGAGTGATATTACAGTAGGTAGAAATATGAAGAGCTATTGGCCTGCCGAATGTTTGGGCGTGTCCTATCGTCCCTATTCTTACTCGGAAGTTATAGTTGTCGCCGGAAAAATAGGGCTGCTACCGGCCCGAATGGGCATTAAAAAGTATGTGCGTCATGGAGTGGATGTGTACCGTCTATTCCATGTCCCAGTTCGATATACATGCAGTGTGGAAGCCTACGCAGCTGCAGGGCTGTTAGGGAAAAGTATAGCTGCCAAGGGACCCAGGATCGCAGGGATGGGGCTGGTTGTTGTATTGGGTGAGTTTGTTCGGCCGAATCCAGCAATGGATAAAAATGTATAGAAGTAGCGAAGAAATTAAGTAAGTAGCTACATTTAACCTAGAAGGAAAAGAAATATGAGCAATAATAAAACTGACTTGGCTAAGGCAAACAAGCGCCTCGCTCAGGTTATTATCGAACTGGCTGAAGCTAAGGCTGCATTTTCAGACCCCGCCAGGGAGCACGAGCGCGTCCAACTGAAGGTCGCTCTGGATGACGCCCAGGGCGAGCAAAATAGTTTGCAGGCTCAGGTTTTGATGTTGGAGCGGCTGATCAAGCGTGATGCCGATATTGCCGACGCGGATGCCACTATCAAGGCATGCCGCAAAAAGATAGCGGTTGCCGCGAAGGATCTTAGTTCGCTTGAGGCCAAGCGTGCGAAAGTGACGGACAAACTGAATAAAGTCGTCGGCGAGGTCGAGCAGGTCACTGCGAAGGCCGTAGAGGGCGAGAAGCTGGCGGCCCAGGCCTACGCAGAGGCTTTGTCCACAGGGGATGCATCTGCTGAGCAAGCGGCGCAAACAAAGCTCGAGCGAGCCTCTGATTTGGTGGATGAAGCTCAGCGTAAGGAAGCGCGTCAGCAGACCATCGTGACTGCCATGCAGAATGAGTTGTCCAGTATCGAGAGTGCTGTTGCGTCGGCTGTTCAAGCTGTTGCTGATCTTGAGACCGAGCAGCTTGAAGCGCTTCGGGCGAAGCTGTCTTCCGACTGGAATGGTGCCGCCCGCGCGCTAGCCGCACTGGGCGGCCAAATCTCTGCGCTCGGCCGTGGGGTGCCTGGCCGGAGCACTCTCCTTGATGACCTCCATATTCCATTGCTTAACGCCGACTCCCGTTCGGTTGATAAATACGACATCGATCGGGAGGCCGGTCAGATCAGCCGGGCCTCGCTGCTTTCCAGCTGACTCGACTGTGCCGGGGGGAAGACGTGCTACAACGGGTCCTCCTGACCCACCCCCCGGGTTGAGGGTAATTCGAGCCCCGGTTTCCAACGATGTATGACTTTTTTGAGGGGGTTGGTTGTTGTTTTGTTGAGTTGCTGAAAGTGCCGTTCTAGAGCCTTTTCGTCCGTTTGATACACCAACCTGCCCCCCCGAAATACCAACCACACACCAACCGGCCACTCTCAACCAGGATCGCTCGGCGCGCTCGCTCATCGGTGCACAAAATCTGGCCCTCCTGAGCGCTCGCAATGCCGCCCTGACGCCGGCTGCAGCGGAGTAGCAGAACTTGAACAATGCATTCGATATAGCTGCGGGTCAGCCGTGGCTGATACTTCCCAGCGCCCTGGATAGCCTGCTGAGCGTCTCTCAGCGCATGGGCGATCCCGCTGCGCTTGAAACCAGGCTTGGCCACAAGCTGGACAACACCCGCGCGGTTGCCATCCGTGATGGCGTGGCGATTGTTCCTATAGTTGGTCCCATATTTCGCTATGCAAATCTGTTCACCGAAATCAGCGGAGCGACGAGTACCCAGGTGCTCGCCACTGATATACGCCAGGCATTGGATAACCCTGCCGTAAAGGCGATCGTGCTGAATATCGACAGCCCAGGAGGGGTGGCGAGTGGTATCAATGAACTGGCTGACCTCATTTATCACGGCCGAACGAAAAAGCGAATCGTCGCCTATGTGGGTGGCACCGGCGCCAGCGCTGCGTACTGGCTCGGCTCTG